ATAAAATCAACGAACTTTCTATCATTTCTTAGATACCAATTCCAGTTTTTTTGGAATACTGAACAACCGTATTTTACCTCTTGCAAAATAGCATTTAGTCTTGATTTTGTGGTGACAGTTGCCCATCCACAAGAGGACAATTTCACTGCTTGAGTGTTATGATCGTAGGTTGCAATTTGGTGACCATGTAGATAAACAGATGAACAATTTGTATTTTCGTTGTAACTAACTTGAGTATTTGATGATGACCAATCACTCTTATTAGAGATTGCGAAGTTCATTTGTCTTTCGATTTTACGCATGAAAGTAAAAAGAAATAAGGGTCAAATGTGGGGGTTATCTCTCCCACTCCTTAATAATAGCAAAAATCAAGGGTAATGGGTGGAATAGTGGACACTTTGTGAACTGGCACACATTTTATTATACTTAACACCTCTATATGTTAGTTTGATTGTTGTTACTTTAGGTGCATAACTTTGCTCCCATTTTTGATATGTTGCCATCACACAACCACCTCCTTTTGTGTTACAAAGCGTGATGATGTAAAGTTATAACGAGAGAACTCATATCTCTGTACTAACTTGATAACAATGCGACTCCAATGATTTACATGACTAACAACAATGCCTTCACATTCTATCTCCTTATTTGATAGATAGGCCCGTGGGTTAGTGTTATAACCTTCTGCACATTTGAACCTATTCATAACAATCTCTTTGAGTTGAGTTATCATTACATAGAGTTCAAATATGCGGCAGTCGATACCAGTTTCCTTAGCAAGATCCTCTGGAATTAATACATCATTAGCACGAATCTTAGAGTTGATTAACTTTAATACTCTTGCTTTTGCTGCCTTAGTTCTAAACTTAGGGAACTCATATAAGATCTCTAATTGATCTATAATGGCAGAATATGTGTATCTAAATGCATGTTGAAATATTCTATCATCAGTAGTCTGCTCTGCAATTGTATTCAAAAATAATACTTTACCATCATTATTTGGTAGTGTTATTCCACTATTAGGGAATGATTGCATGATATCAAACTCATCGCCAAGATACTTAGTATGAACTGCCAATATAATATTTGCTGTTGGTGGTGTATCAAATTTGTATGTAATTGCATTAGGTGTGAATATTTTACATCCAAGATTGTTACCAGCAGTATTACATTCACCAATGAAATCACCTTGATAAACTCCACTAACTCTAGGCAAATACTTAAGGCATTGTTTTAAGATATGATTCAAATAGGCCTGCTCTGAGTAATAATAATCAATGCAGTCATTTGTATAACATATCTTCTTAATACCTTTATTAAATACTGATTTAGTGCCAACAAAAAACCTGCCATTGTTTACATCGGTTCCGAACACAATTGCAGGTGCGCCATCATACTTAATGGAGTAATGATTCTCGAATTTGTTATCATAATCCATGCAAGATTTGAGAATCTCAAGTATAGTTTGGACGGACTTTTTACCGTCAAAAACATAATCTTCAGGGTGCATGATATGTATATTTTTCATTGTAAATCCTCGAAACGTTCTTGTGCAAGTTTGGCGGCAAGTTCCTCTAATTCTTCTTGAGTAAATAGAGGTCTAAATTGCTCTTTCTGTTCTAATTCTAGCATAACTTCATCATAAATGCTTTCAAGTAATGCTTCATTTCTTAGACTAGACATAACTTAGAGTCCTCCAATTGTGAAACTGTGGTATCATACTATCATCAGTTATTTGATACTTATGCTTGTCAACATACTGTTTAACTTGATAATAGAACTCATCACGAGTTATTAACATTTTATGTTGAGTATTACCTTTGAATGATAATACTTTGAGAATACGATTGTTGAGTAAAGTATTATCCCAATCCTTTACAGGATAGAAATCAACAATCATATTAGCATCTTTAGATGTAATTTGCATGATTAAACACCTCCAAAAAGTGATTGTAATTTCATGCCGACATTATCAAGAACCTCTGCATCCTCATCAGTATCGAAATGATCTTGATACTCATTAAGAGCAGCATCTATCACATCCCACTCGGCATCGGTGAAAAATGACTTGATTGTTTCCTTTTGGTCAAAGGAGAAGTCACGGAATGAAGTTTGCATAATTCTCATAATTTTCTCTACTCTTATATCATACACAAAAAAACCCCCAAATGGGGGTTTGGTGTGCCACTTTGTGAACTGGTCGGGCCTGTTACTTAACTTGAACACTTTGGAAGTATATTTCCTTCGCTGGATAACGACACCTTACCAAATCCTCAATGTGCCTTCTATCAGCAACATCAGATTCTATTGTAATATAATGCGAACGATTTTGTTCGTCAATATATCTTATTTTGGCAATGTGTGTCATTAGTTGTTACTCAACGTAGGAAACTTGACCATCTAAGTATGCATCAATTGCATCTAATAATTGATTACCACTCTCTGCATTTTCAAGTGCAAATAGTAGATCATTTTCGTCAGTTACAAATGATTGTGCCATGATAATAAAAAAAGAAGTGTACACATAAGCAGTTTAAAGTCATACTTAGGACTGTAATTAGAAAAAAGGACTTACACTCCTAACCAGAAATGGATGTATGATGCCTCATAATCTGTTATCTTATGTATAGATAACCACCTGCCCAATCTGCTCTTGATAGACAATTATCAAATGAATTATCATCTAATAAGTTATATCTAATGTGCTTTGTTGGTCCTCTCCATGATGCAGGTTTGTAAACATCCCCTGAGTTTCTATCAACGAAGGCGTGAACTCCTCCGCTAAATTCTTCTCCATTAGCATCGTAATCTACTTGATTAAGTTTCCAATACTTGCGACCTAATTCCATTTTGAATGTTACTTTTTTACTGAAATTAGGATAGCGTTTTTGATAGTTTTGTTCTAATGCTTTACATAATGCTATTATTCTTTTCTCTACAATCTGTGATGGAGATAAAGAAGAATCAGGCATTACTTCAATAGTAGAAACTGTTTGCAATTTACCCTCCTGAGTATAAAGAATAGGTGAGAGAAACAAAAACGAGGACTTACATTCATTGATATCCCATCCCCTTTCGGGTTTAAGTATGGACTCTCACCATACCCAATGGATGCCTCGTTTTCGTTTCCCATGTATCTAATATAAAGCATTTTGAGGAGAATGGGTGAAATAGTGGACACTTTAACGACTGGCACATGAAACTGCTGGTTCTCCTTTATTGAAGATAGTATCAATTACTGCTGTAACTTTCTTTGCAGTAGTGATACCTACCTTATCATAAACTGGTACACAAATTAAACCAAACACCTTGTCACTTTTACCCTTACGTATAACTCTACCAATGGTCTGAGATATATCAATATAGTTCATATTGCGTAAGAATAATGCACACTCAAGACCTGAAACATTGATACCTTCTGATAATATACTATGATGAATTACAACGAACTTAGTATCATTTTTACCCCACTTATTAAGTGTTTTAAAGAATGTTTCTCTATGTACTTTCTGACCATTGATAACAGCACCAGTTTTGGCAGTTATGTACATATAGTTGTAACCTCTACCATATAATTCTGTTACTAACTTACTCTGTGAGATAATGTTAGTAATCTGAGATGTTTTACGAGCACAAACTAATAGTTTGTTGACACAATGTTTGTCAAGATGTGATAGTATTACATCAGCATCTTCCTCATAAAAATGTCTATCAGGCCTGTCTTTGTCTCTCTTATCTAAATGTGTGACCTGCAATTTGGGTGGTAAAATGTAACCTTTCTCCACCAATTCTGGTGCTGGTACTTGACATATAACATCACCAAATATGTTGGTATTGTTCATACCTAACTTGTGCTTATTTGTGGTGTGTTTGGGTGTAGCAGTGAAGAAATATGCTCTAGGTGAGTATACACCAAAGAACACAACTCCAGCACTAAATGATTTGCCACATGCGTTATGTGCTTCATCAAAATATATCGTATCGACATCAATCTTGGATTGCATGATACGAATTAAGGAATGATAAGTCGTGAAGATTAACTTATTATACCTGTAATTATCATCACACCAGTTACTAATTGCATTACTATTTGTGGTAGTATGATATGAATTATAACCTGAATGTACATGCAGTACTTTATACTGTAGCATAGGATGTACATCTAAGGTTGATACAAAATCATCACATAATTGCTGTGTTAATAGTATACGAGGGGCAACAATTACAATGGTTTTTCTATCACATTGCTTGTTAATTAGATCCCAATTGCAACTATTAAACTGTGATTCTGCATCCTTAATCATACACAAAGTCTTTCCACCACCAGTAGGAACAATAATTTGTCCCTTATCTTGGAGTTTCATAGTATTAACAATACGTTCCTGATGTGGACGTAAATTAATCATCAAAGTTTGGTAATTAAGTATACAATAGCATGAAAAAGACCCCACTAAATGAGGCCTGTGACACTTATTTAATTGTCCCTGCTAATCTTAAAAGTTCTTTGGTTCCTGCCTCTAAAAGTAGAAGTGGAAGTAAGAAGAGGGCAAATCCATCTCTGGGATAGTCTTTGAGGAGTGATTTAGTAACACTTTTTGCCTCAACTTTTGCCTTCTCAGGAACATTTAGCGTCAGAGTTTCTGCTTTTGGTGTCTCAGTCATTGCAACTTTTGGAGTTCTTGTTTTATTTACTCTTTTGGTTGCTGGTGACTTAGTAGCAGTGGTAGAAGTCTTACGTGATCTGCGTTTGCGTGGTGTTGCAGTTGCAGAGGCGGTTGACTTAACTGGCATAAATGCGTTTTGGTTGACTACTCCCCTATTATAGGGTATATGGGTTGACATGCTTGCCAACCCACCGAAATCGTAACAAATTGAAATAATTATACCTCCACGTTAGAATATGTGGGATAATTACCACTAACTATCTGTGGCAAAACTATCATTCTAAATTCGACATTCTTCCCACCTAATCCACCACATGCCCACTTATAATTGTCACCCTCATTATTAACTAGATCCTTATCTAGTCTTGCTTTGTTATGCAATTCTAAGAAATCGTGGGCCTGTTGTTCACAATCAACACCATTAAATAATGCCCAGAATAGATTCATTACAGAAGGTGTAGAGATTAATTTATCATCTATTTCTGCAATATACTGATTAAGTAATACAAACTTCTCTTCATATAGTCCTGTGTCGATGTCATCGAAATCAGAAGTATAAAGTGTATTCTTTACAGTCTGACTAACACCAATTGACTCAGTAGGTGTCATTTTAGTGAAACAAATTGCCTCCACTAAAAATTCATCACCTCTCAACCTTAACATATACTCAGGTCCAAAGATTCGTACTAATAGTTCACTATTAAGTTTACGTAGTTGGCGTACCCAATTTGCATACTTTGAGTCTAAAGCATTACGTTTTTCCTGTGGATTTAATGGTACTCCGTTATTAACATTAGTGAAAATATCTGATAGTCCAGTATAACCTATTTGATAATATGTGGTAATTGTTATTAGTCTTTCAGCAATAATCTTCTTAATTAACTTAGGAAGTTTGCTATACACATTGTTATTAGGTCCGATAACAACTTGACTTAAGTAATCATCAACAATTACATCATAAGTTCCACGTGGTATTGTGTATTGATCATTTAACAGGGAAAGTATAAACAGGAACCTGTTATTACCGTCTAAAATAACATATTCCTGACCTATTTTAGCAAAGTCATTAAAATAATTGTAAATACGATCTGAACCGTCTATATTAACAATGCGATTAAGTGTTCTTTCAATATCAACTAAAACGAAAGATCCTTCCAATCTATTCATTAATATAGACTGAAAATAATCCTTTCTATTTTTTTTCCCCCAAGATTCTGGTCTTTGAAATTCTTCTGGAGCGTAAGAATACTCGTACTTATTAACAAGATCTTCTAGAAATATGTTCTTAGAAGCATCCTTTAACGGATAAATTAGACTTGGCATGATTAACCTAAGTGAGTGAATAGGCCCCTGACTCTATACAATTAACGCCGTAAAAATAACGCTGATTGAACTTTATCGGGAACATTATTAACTATACATGATTAACATTACCTTGTCAATTTATGTTAAGATTTGAAAATAATTACGCTGTATGATAAAGTCTAATTAAAGAATTGAAGATTAATCCCCAAATTAATACTTTCTGTACTATAATTAATGTCATTGTTGTTACCTTCCCATAGGAACTATGCCCATTAAGTAATCTAAACCTGACTCATTTGTACAAGAATCTACAAAAGAAGGATGCTCCTTCAAATAAGGAACATCCTCTTGAGAATGCTTTATTGCGTCGTATGAATTCTCTGCATACTCGCAAATATAATGACGATGCTGGTCTGCATCGTGATATCCGATGGTGTAGTGGGACATGAACTTTCAACTCCACAGTAATTATATTTATTTTTATTATACCACTGATTAGGTATTTTTATCAGTTATATGTGGGATCAATAACGTGGTGGTATCTTTTGTACATCATATTCTATAGTAACCACCTTAGAACTCCTACCTTGTGAACTAAAGGTAGAAGAATACTTACACGTGCCACCCATCTTAACAGCGATGGCCTCTAATTCATCAAGCATTGTTTGTTCAGTCATAATCAACAGGGCAAAGGAAAATCAACAGGTCTCAAATTTTTAAAGTTATACTAGGTAAGATATCAAATTACAACAGGGATGCAAAATATTCACAGGTCAGTTTCTTCTCTTGCTCATACGCCTCAATTTCCCAAGGTAACAGGTCATAAGGAATGTTATCCTCAATTCTTTTACCTTTCCATTTTGAGTAGTCTTTCCAACCTACACGATACTGGTGCTTACCTCTTACTCTCTGTTCAACGTGAGTGAGTTCATGTAACAGGGTTGAGATGTATTCATCATCATCTTGCATGTTATCCATTTCTATCTCAAATTCTCTTGGTCGATGCAAGTCATCCAAGATTCCACAGGTTCCGTTGTTTCCATCAGTGTTTCTACAACGTCTGTCATTTATGTCAAGAAAGATATTGAACCTGTTAAGTTTCTGGTGATTGATAAACCAGTCAACGACATTCCTAGTGAGTTTCCGCCGTTGATGATATCCAACAAAAGAAAGGGAATACGACATGACCAGTGAAGAAACCAAACACCAGAAATCACAAATAGTAATCTCATAAGTATTATATTAACAGTTATATTATAACCTCTTCTGAGACGCTTGTAAACCCCTCTCAGACAGTTCCTAGACTGTCACACTATACATGTGCATAATATATGTACGTATGGCCACTAGCATTGGTATCATCATTACCAATATAATTAATAGTAAAACCTGTAGCAGTCGGACCTCCAAAATCATAACTGCTACCTGCAGCATCACTTTTATTTAAGTTAAGTTCAGAGTCATTACTACCTGATGACCAGCCTCTAACTGTATCAAGTACAACCCAATTTCGACTGCCAGAAGTACTTTTTATAATTATAAATTTTGGCTGGAATCCAAGTGTTATTGTTTGATTAGAATTTGCTCCAGAATAACTACCGACCTTACTTATTCCTGTAACGGAGCTGAAGAGCATGGCCATGTAGTTTTCACTTGAAGAATTTGTTTTACTACTTGAACCGATTGTGAAATTAGTAGTAGTAGGGGAGGTGTCATTCCATACATTTGCATCATCACTTTCTGCACCATCTTCATTTAATAATAAAACATAATCTTCTGGACTACTACCTCCATTTAATCCTTTATGGTAAACAGGCCAATCTTTCGTTATACTTCTGCACTTTATCCAAATCATCTCAGGTACATTATTTGGGCCTAGATCATGGGAAATATCCCGCCCTGAAACTCCGTTCCCTTCATAGGTACAGATTGTAAAACCAGCGTGGCGTTTCCACATATATGACAACCAAGTTGAATTAAGACTTAAATCACCCCACCCATTATTTTTATCAAAAGTGAAACTTGTATGACTATTTTCTGCAGTGGCATTGCTCGGTGCTAGATACTTTCCTTGGATTTGTCTTGCACTTGCAATCCAATCATCTACGTAAGCATAGCGTTTATACATAGCAAAACCAACAGGGAATCCACTTATCCAAGTAGGTGCTGTACTATTACCCCCAGCCATAACGAATACATCAGTTCCTGCCTCTGCTGGTTTTCCTACATAACCATCAGGCCTTCGGATTGCCATGTAGATGTAGCGAGTGTGATCTGCATTTACATTACTGTTGGTACTTTTAAGTTGGAATCCTGTTGGAGTTAGGTCTAACCAGTTGGTATCATTCTCTTCTAGGTTACTTTCATTCGCAGCGAATTTAGCATCATAACCATCAGCAATAATACCTCTCATAGAGTCGAACATGAACCAATTACCAGTACTTCCGCTATTTTTCACCATGACCCACTGCGGCTCAAATCCTAAATTAATCTCTGGCCCTGTAGACGATCCATTACCCTTATAGCTACCGCACTTGATTATTCCTTCCCCATCATCTCCAAATTTAAAACCTTCTGAATCGTCAAAGGGGTTATATGTGCTTGCTGTTGCCCCACTATTAGTAAGTGCAGTTGGAGCTACAGTTGAACCTGTTACTGATGCGTTATTACAACATAAAAGCTTGGTATTCGTTATGTTTGTTAATGGCTCAGTTGGTGGTTTAAATGATGATGTATAAAGTGCTGTTCCATTTAATACACGTACATTACTGATATGACCATCAAAATAATGTTCAACCGACCCGTTATAGCCTGTTCCCATCATAAAATAAGATCTGTTACCACCACTATTAACACCGTAGTCTGAACTATCTGTGTAACCATTAATATATGTGCCATTAAGATACAATTTTATTGCCGATCCAGATCTTACAAATGCTATGTGATACCACTGATCTCTTGTAAGATTCACGTTAGTCCTGAATTTTTGACCGTCTACATTATCAACTCCAATATCAGTACCATTTGTATATACTTCAAATCCACCTTGCTGACTAGAAACACCTAAATTAAAGATACCTTTTTTTCCACTTACACTATCGGGGTTGAACCAACATTCAAAAGTAAAATCCCCTGTAAATTCAAAATCAGTACTAGCAGAAGTTTGAAAATATGAACTTCCATTGTGTTCAATACTCCTTGCAGTCGCAGCAGTTGAAGCACCTCCTGCAAATACGTAAGCTACATATTCACTACCTGATGCATTAACACGATTTGAAGTATGAACAGTAAACTGAGTGGCAGTCGGAGGAGTAGAACCATCATCAAAATAAGTATTATTAGTTGCTTCTGCTCCACTAGAATTTAATATGAGTGTATTGGTTGCATCCTCTTCTGCAGATGCTCTGTGCCACACTGCCCAATCAATAGATGAAGAGAGATTCTTCACAAGTATGAAACCAGGAGCACTACCCAATGAATGAGAAATATTCTGAGTACTACCTGTTCCAGTGTATTTAATAACATCAAAAAATCCTTCACTCTTCCTGAAGGACCAGCTAGCAAACTTAGAATTATTTTCGTTTGTATAAGCTGAAGTACCAACACTATATCCATCTGTGTTAAAGGCAGTAAACATGGTACTGGATGTACCTTCAGCACCACTACTTTGTGATGTAACATCCTTAGTAACTCCCCTCTCAGTGTCAAATAATAAATGAAGCATTGCAGAACTACCTGTTCTGGATTTAGTCCATACCAAACCTCCTTCTGTAGATAAATCAAGACCATTAACAAATGATCTATTTGAGTCATTACCTATGTAAGTTTGCGTTGAAAATACTTCGTCAACATAAATCTTAGTTGCTGCACTCTTATAATAAAGTGCTCCAGCACCTCCCCCAAATCCAGGAAATCCAGCAAGAGGATACTCTTTTTTATACGAATTTGTCATGATCTAGTCCTCCTTATGCTGCACCAAGGGCATTACCTATTATGTGATATGCTGGTGCTGCACCAGTTTTTTGTATTGTAAATGCGTATATATCATATCCACTACCATTAGCGGCAGAAGGTGCTGCACCTCCTACCCAATCTATGTCTAAATTACTTGTACTATTATCAATCTTAATACCAGTTGTGCAATAATGACTTGAGGATGCAACCATTAACGTAACAGAAATAACATCACCAACATCCATTACTGAGTCTAATGATTGAGTACTACTTACTCTGAAGTCTGGGAAGTAGTTTCCACCAGTAGCAGTAGAGTATCTTTGAACATGTCCGTTCGCTAAATCAAAATCAAACTCTCCACTTAATGCCGTAGATGTATCACTATTTCCTTCTTCTACCTTATATCCGTCTAAATCTGTACCAACAGTAACAGTGTGAATACCAGTCGTTATTGCTCCATTATCCGTGGTTTCTAGACGTTTTGTTCCATTATAATACAACTCGCATTGAGCATTATCATAAAATGCTGCCATAGACTGATTAAGTCCAGCATCGGTAAATCTTATTCCACTATCACTTTGAAGCCATAAGTAACCAGTGGTGTTTACTAATTTTGATTGATTACTTGCATGATATATGCTTAAATCATCACTAGCTCCCAATGTGATAGTACCAGTGTCATTAGGTACTCTTACACCACCTCTTGCAGTAACAATACCAATCGAATCTACATTTTGAACATCTTCATAACTAATAGTTCCACCAACAGATATATTACCACCAACAAATAAACTCTTAGCAATACCAACACCACCTGATATAATAACTGAACCAGTGGTAGTGCTAGTCGCTTCAGTAGTATCAGTAATTCTAGCAGCACCAGTTGCAGTTAAAACACCAACTCCAATACTAGGAGAACCAGTAAGTCCACCAGCAGTACCAGTACAGTTACCAGTTACGTTACCAGTTACATCACCAGTGACAGCACCCGAAAAGGTAGTAGCAGTAGTAACACCACTAACAACAAGTCCCTTATCACAGGTGGCCGCAGTACCTGTTCGGCTTCTTATGATATCGACGTTAATCTGAGACATTGTTTATTACTTTTTTAGATATTTAGGTGATTAGGAATACTTTAATTTATACCAAGTTATTCTTCCCCTCGTTGGACTAACTGTTCCAGAGTCGTTGTCAAAATAGATCTTAACACCAGTCCTAAATTTATCATCATTATAATTATACCTATTACGTAAAAAACCACCTTGCTCACCACTTGCTACAAAACCCCAAGCATAATGAGCTTGTCCATCAGCAGCATTCAGTTTCATATTAAAAGTCATTTCTCCAGCAGCATAAGACTTTTGAGATGAAGAACTTATCCGAACAGAATCATTAGCAGTTTGACCAGTATTACTTGGAGAACTACCAAAATCATTTATATCGTTAGTAGTAAAGTATCCGCTACCACTAGTTTGTAATGTTCCAGCATTACCTGCTGTGGAATCAAAATAATACTGCATATTAACATACATGTTAGATGCATAATAAAGACCATTCCAACTAACTTTATATTGTTGAACATCGGTATCCCAACCATTATATATTAGTTCAGAAGTAGAACCAGCGAGAACAGTAGTGGACACAACCTCCCATGAACCAGCAGAAGGAGTTGCCCATGTAGCAGTAGCAGAAGCACCACCAGAAGTTAATACCTGTCCTGATGTACCATAATCAGTAGCAGCAACACCCACTCCACCAGCAGAGAGACCTATTTGTCCAGTAGTTCCTACACGAAGTCTCTCTTCTCCATTTCCAGCAGCTGCAGTATGATTAGTAAAGAAAGATAAACTTGTTGCAAAATTTGATGTCGCATCTCTATTTGCTCTTATAGATGCAGTTGAACCACCAGAACTATTACTGTTTGCCAAATATAACTGAGCATATTCAGAATCACTATTAACATGATGTCCTCTTACAGTTAATATTCCAACAGTTGTTCCTGGATTACCAGAATGTTGATCAATACCAATTGTAGCATCACCTCTTACATCGAACGACCTTGTTGGGATAGTAGTTCCAATACCAACCTTACCTGCTGAATCGATGCGAAGTCTTTCTGAACCAATAGTTTTTACAGAAAAATATGTACCATTACTACCTGCATTACCAGGATCATTATCAATAATGAAAGCATTTACTGTGCGATCTAAAATAATATCACCATAACCACTATTACCTTGATGTTGTAATCTTACTGTGGTATTTGTTCCACTCGGTGATTTTAAAAGAGTTCTAGTTCCATTAATCTGAACATTCTGTTGTCCTGCTGTCTCTACTGAAACTGTATCAGCACTAGGGAATCTTATTGTAGTATCTACATCTCCAGTATGAATTATCTTATCTGCTATTGATACATCACCAGAAAAAGTAGAAATACCACTTACATTTAAATCAACAAGGGTAGAAGAATTTCCACTGTTACCAATGTATATCTTTCCTCCCATGCTACCAT